ATGCGCTATACCGCGCAAATTCGTCTCAAACGCGCCGGCAAGGTCATCCACTCCGAATCGGAGACCTTCACCCGCCGCGCGCTGGCCGCCGAATGGCTACGTCGGCGTGAAGCCGAACTCGACAAGCTACGCGCCAAAGGCGTCCTGGAAGGGGCTCGCTACACACTACTTGAGGTACTGCAATGGTACCGCAAGGAAATCGGCGGCCCGGCCAAGTGGGGCATCAGCAAAGAATCGGATCTGCGTCGACTCGAAGGCAAGGATGGCGAGGATCGACCGCTGCCAAGCCGGCCCGAGGACCGTTACCCGATCTTGGCCAAGCTGGCCTATGCACTGGCGGCCGCCGACTACATCGAGCACGTCGAGACCCGCCGTGCCGAGGGTGCCGGCCCGGCAACCGCCGGCAATGACCTGGTCTGGTTCGGCCAGGCTTTGCGGTCCGCGCGCCCGACCCTGGGCGTTCCCGCCGACTTGCAAGCCCTTGCCGACGCCCGGCACGAGCTGCGGCAACGCAAGCTGATCGCAAAGCCGCGCTACAGAGATCGTCGTATCACCACGAGCGAACACACGCTGCTGACGGAGCGGTTCCGAAAGCAGGACGGCCGCTCTCAAATCCAGATGCTCGACGTGATGGATTTCGCGATCGCCAGCGCGCGCCGGCAAGAGGAAATAACGCGCCTCAAATGGGTAGACCTCGATCGCGAGAAGGGCATCGGCTGGCTCGATGACGTCAAGCACCCGACGCAAAAAGTCGGAAATCGCCGCAGCTTTCGCATGACGGCGGAAGCGTGGGCGGTCATCGATCGCCAGAACCAGGTCGGAGAGTTTGTTTTTCCCTACAACCCGAGTTCTATCGGGGCACGGTGGGAGCGGGCCTGCAAATTGCTAGGGATCAAAAACCTGCGCTTTCACGACCTACGCCATGAGGCGACGTCGCGGCTTTTCGAGCGTGGGTACTCCATCCAAGAAGTGGCTCAATTCACCCTGCACGACTCATGGGCAACGCTGAAGCGTTACACGCACCTCAAACCCGAAGACGTGGTCGAGCGATAGACGATCACCTGCAACGCGATGCCGGCGTCGACGGCGCTTGCCTCCCGATCGCGTGCAGGAGTTGGCCAGCGACTTGGCGAAACACCGAGTAGCACATGGAACCGCTTTGATGAACAAACCTCCCCTTCCCTTGCCACTTTCGATCCAACGCGTGCGTGACCAAGTGTCCGCGCTGGACAGCCTCGCTGCGGCGCTCACTGCTGGCCTGCACGCCGGCGTGATCGACCCCGACCACGTGCAGACCTTGCTGGAAACCTATTCCGCCGGCGTGCGCGCACGGCTGGACGAGCTAGTCCGCTGCATTCCGGCACAGGCAGCGTAGCCGTGCGGCCCGGAAAGGTTCTCTGCCCATATATAAGGCTTCTCCAATGGTTGGCATCGTCGGAAAGAGGTAATTTTGGTAATCCAATCCGAGAAATTGACGAATTTCTCAAGACAGCCAAAGACTTAGCGAGAGAGGCGAAAGGTAATCTGCGGGTAATCTGAGGTAATTTAGTTACCCTTTCAAAAGGTAATCTGACGATCTATAAAAATCAGACACTTAGGGGCAGATTACCTTTTGGATTACCTTTGGATTACCTTTTCCAATCATCTGTTTAGGCCTTTCCAGTCAACTACTTAGGCCTGATTACCTTTTCCTGATTACCAAAATTACCTTTCCCCGCTACAAAACAGGCCACGGAAGTTCGGCCCCGCGCGTCGACTCTCTTTGTGGCCCACAATCGATGCCACGAACAGGGGGAGATAGAGATGGGACGCGTTAAGGAGTTGCTCAACGATGCGAATGGGCTGCCAGACCTGCCAGAGGGTGCCTTAGAGGAGGGCCAAATAAGCGAGATAAACAACGATTGGCTTCGTCAGGCCGACGAACAAAACAAAATAGATGCCATGATTCACTGGTTTCTGAGTCGATTTTGCGACCCCGCCGAAGAAACGCCTTACATGTCGTCAGAGGGCGGTTACATATGGATCCATGGTGGACCGTATGACGCTATGGAAGAAATCGAAACCAGATTTCATGAGTATGTTGATTTTGATACCATCGAAAAAGCAGCCGACTCCGTACAAAGCGATGGGATTTTTGAGTGGGCCCCTACGCGGCTGATGTACCTAGGTGATTACGACCTTGAAATCGAAGATCGTAACGAGCCGACACAAAAGCTAGAGGCCACGATCGACAAATTAAAAGAAATACTCAATCTTACGGGCAACGATGCCGCACGAGAAGTGGCTCGAAATTTGGCGTACAGCGGAATTATCGGGGCGCTAGAGACATTCCTGTGGGAAACAATGAAATTCTGGTTAACCGAGAAGCCTGAATTTGTCGAGCGAATTATTAAGAATCATCCTTTTTTTCGAGATACAAAGATCAAGCTTTCCCAAATCTATAGTTACCAAGATCAACTGCCAGAGTTAGTGATGGCATATATGCGAAATATTGTATGGCACCGCGCAGATCAGGTAGGACCCATGTTTAAGCACGGGCTAGACGTATCAATTGGTTTAAATACCTTTGAAACGGATATAAAAAAACGTCATGACATAGTCCATAGACTTGGAGTGGATATCGACGGAAATGCTGTCATTGTTACCGACGACGATGTTTACGAACTCGCCGATCGCGTTATTCAGTTCGCGACCAAAGTCAACGAAAAAATTGAAGAAGCGAGCAACAGTCCACCGTTTTAAACTTCTTCTTCCTCATCGTTCCAGAAGTGCGCCGGCGGCGCGCAACGCATCTGATGTGCCTTTTCGATCCTACCGACGATGTCTACGTCTGGGTGGGGATACCGAGGGGTTGCATAGGTGTGGCGCATAAACCAGAGATTGTGCGCGCTTGATGTAATTCGATCACGCAAAAGATAGTGAGATGGATCATTAGAAAAAAACACCGCGTTGAGCGGACTCGCTTCGCCAAGCCCTTCTGCGTACATGTCCTCGACGGTTCGCTCGATCTCGCTCAGCCACTTGTCCCGCTCTATATCATCGTCCGGCGGCGGCAGATTTAGATCGAGAAAAGCGTAAAGTGGCACTTCAACATGCTTCTCTTGAGCAGCAACAAGCAGCTCACGAACAAGCGCCTTCCTAGCATTTGCAGGATTGCCACTATTGAAACCTTGCACCCCGGTACGGTGCTTACTTTTCGCCTCAACAGCAACTTTTGTGCCTGTAAAACGACACTTCGCGACGAACTCTGGGTGCTTTTTTTCTACATTCTTTTCGTTTTCGTAGGCGATATCGAAGCCGGCGGCAATCCACCATGCGGCTACCCTGAGTTCATGCCTAGCCCCCTGAAAGTCGGAGGGGTCAAGCAGCTTCCTTCTCAGCTCGCGCCGAAGTTCAGAATTATCAGAAATTGTGTAAACATCGAACGCAAAGCGTTGCCAAGCAGCGCCCGCGCCGATCTGAAAGGCCTCAGGTGAATCTGGATCGCTAACGAGTGCTTTGTTGTGTTCCTCGCACCATGCATGCATCCACTGAATAGGCACATGCCGCTGTTCAAATGGCAGCTGCTCTTGTTGCTCGAGATACTCTTCACCGAAAAACATCAGGCCTATGTCGTGTACAACGGTAGCAAAGTCGCGCGGACCACTTTCTCGCTGCCTCAGAATTTTGCCACCCATTGCGAACATGAGGTGTCCATCCAACCATGCTGACTCCGGCATACGAATGTGACCATAAAGCTGCTCGAACTCACGCTGGCGTTGCTTTGATCGCTGTAGTGCAGCTTGCGCCTTCCGCATCAGCTTCGGAATATGAATTAGATCCTTCTCGGCACAGCACTTACGGTATCGCTTACCGGTGCCGCAGTGGCACGGAGCGTTCAGCGAAACCCTGGCCTCGGCGTCTATCCAATAAATATCTATTCGCTGCATCAATTTGCATCACTCCAGCCAATCCATAAATCTAAGTTTAGCCCCCACGGCGCCTAGCCTGGCTGCAGGTTGGCACCTGCATCAAAGGTGGGGGGGAGAAGCGCGCAGGCGAGGAGGGGGGACGACCGCGCGCGCCGATGCGGGACAGCCCATGCCTGCTTATTTTTTGACCAGCCCTGGGCGCCGTACACGCGTGCCTGCACGCACCACCGCGCAGGCACGCCTCCGCCTGGCGACGAAGCAACGCGCAGCGCCAAGCGTCGCCCAATAGGGAATCGCGCGGCCTGAGACTTGGGCGCCGTACCCTGCCCTGCATGGGCCGATACATCGATCAACCAAGACAACCGTCCGGCATCTGCGACAACTGCGGCCGGCTTGCTTTCATGGCCATGCATGCAGGCATTACCTGTTTTCACTGCCACGTCGGAGTATTCATGGCGCCCGACTGGTGGCATCTATCGCTGTGCCCGCACTGCCGAGGTGAACGCTTCGCATCGTGTGCTATGTGCAACGGTGAAGGCTGGGTTGCCATGCCACGCGAGGACATCGACATAGCAGACCTGCGGAAGGCTTGGCGATCGCTCGGGGAACGCAACAGGTTCCGCGACAACCCTTTACCCCCTGCCATTGCGGAGCGAGTACGCTGGTCCGATATGCCCTGACCAGCCAAGCACGGGGCCGGATCAAGTTGGACATAGAACCAGGTTCAATCGACCCGATACCGGCGGGACTCCCAGCTATTGCGAACCAGCGGACGTTCCTGGCAGGTTTATACAGGTCTGCATTTGACAAACTGGGGAGCCATGAAGACCAACTACGTCCTCATCGACTATGAAAACGTGCAACCGAAGACCCTGGAGCCATTGAGGGGAGAGCACCTTTTTAAAGTGTTTTTGTTCGTGGGAGCCAACCAGACAAAGGTTTCGTTCGAGGTGGCAGAGGCAATGCAGGTTCTCGGGGAGCATGGCCGTTACATCAAGATAGCCGGAAACGGCCCCAATGCTCTGGACTTCCACATTGCTTACTACATAGGCCTACTCGCCGCGCAGGACGCGAATGCTTTTTTCCACATCATCAGCAAGGATTCGGGTTTCGACCCCTTAATCAAGCATTTGAAGGCCCAAAAGGTCCTTGCATGCAGATCCAAGGACATTGGCGAGATACCTCTACTCAAAGCAAGCCAAGTTGCGAAGGGCGGCAACGCCGAGGAAAGGTTAAGCCAAGTTTTGGCCAACCTTCGCCAGAGAGGTGCAGCGAGGCCGCGCACCATGAAGACCCTTTTCAGTACCATCCATGCGCATTTCTCCAAACAGTTGACAGACAACGACGTAGCCAACTTAGTAGAGCTTCTGAGAGCGAAGGGGCATATCACCGTGACCGGAACGAAGGTGAGCTACACGCTCTGATATGAACGCTCCTTGTCGAGACATCGCCAATTCGTAGTCCCGCGACATCAATATAAATGCCGCTGTAACGCGGCATCAGTACATATGGCTTCCGTTTGTGGAGATCACTAGCTAGGTTGCAGCGCTGCAAGTGGTTTGAACTGTACTGCCTCGACGCCCAGCTGATCATTGATCGCAGTCATGGCGACCTGCAGCGGCTCGATCTCCAGCGCATTGAACGCAGAACGCGCCTTCTCCACGTCGCCGAACCCGCCGGTATTGTTTGGGATGATGCCAAGCAACTGTGGTGGAACACGGTGCGCCGCAAGCAAGTCATCGCGTGACGTGTTCTTGATCGCAGCGAAATCGTCGCGCGCTGCCACCTCGCTGATCGGGATCAGCTGCACACCGTCCTTTTTTCCGTTGGGCGAGTACATGAATAGGTTGCGGAAATTGCCCGGCCCCTTGGACTTCCTCAATGCCTCGCGCATAGCGTCGATATCACCCGGACTTTGCGCCGGATCGGACACATACAGGATGAATCCCGCGTGGCTACCGTTGTCATAGTAGCGGCGACGAAACAATGTCGCCGACTGATTCAGCAGCGCCGCGTTGACCGCCGCCATGTACTCGGGCACACCATAGATTTCCTGCAACGGGTCCGCACCACGAAGCTGCACCACCTCGGTCTGAAACTCGAACGGCAAGCCGTTGCCAAGCATCGGATCGAACCAAAATTGACCATCCACCAGACCGCGCCGCGTATAGACAGCGGGAATGTGCTTTAGCGACAGCAACGTACCCGCCAACGACGGCAGTTTTTCGAAGTACGCGTTCTGAAAAATCAGGAAGTCCAGAGCGAAAGCGCCAAACTCGGTTCGACTGAGATACTTGGTGGGAACAAACGACGCGAGCAGCTGGTTACGCTTGAGATAGATCGCGGATGCATGGTGCGGTGACGCACGCACCATGCCCGCCAGAGCCAGCATATTGATGGGCGGCTCGTACCATCGACTGTTACGCCACACCGTGGCGTATTCGAACAGCGACGCGCGGTCGATCGGCTCCGCCTCGCCAAAGGTGAAAGCCTGCACGCCGGCGTTCGCCTCCTTGGTCGCGCTAATCACCTCTTGCTCCCGCGCGCGGTGGTTTCGTTTCGCCTTTTTGCGGCTCATCAACTGATCTCCATAACATTGGCGCCGCTGATCGAGCGGCCTTCGAGGGGTTCGTAAATCGTCGAGTGCATGACCGACCAGGCGAGATCCGCGTGACCGATATCGGCCGCACGGCTGGCTTCATAGGTGACGTGGCGACCGCTGGCTGTCATGGTTTTGCGGATCGCCATAAAGGCGGCGGCGACATCCGTCCAACCTGCGTCCCATTCCAGGCGCCCCTTGCTCATCAGGTCGTGGGTCTTCATGACCATGCGCGCTTTCACTTCGGGCGAATACTGGATGGCACGTGCGGCAGGGAAAAACTGTTTGACCAACTGATAGACACCGATGCCCATACCGGTGACGTCAATACCCATGTCGACGACGTTGTAGTGGTCGGCATATCGCTTGAGGTGCATCGCGGCCGCCTCGAAGTCCTGGCCCTGCAACTGCGCCTTTTCCAGCACACGGAACTTGTCCGATTGCGGTGTCGGCACGGCGTTGACCGTGCATCCCGAGGGATCGCCTTTGCCGGTGCCCTTGGATGGATCGAAACCGATCGACACCGGCGCGTTGCCAATGGGTCGAGGCGCTTCGGGGCGAAAGTCGTCCCAAATGTCCCAGCTGTCCACCATGCACCGACGCACGAGCGAGAACGGAAACGCACTCTCGGTGTCGTCGATGAACTGGCACATCAACAACTGCAGGAACTCATCCTCGCTGTATTCCAGGCGCAGCTGGTCGATATCGAACAAGTCGCAACCGCCGGCGAGCGCATCGAGCACCGTGACGATCTGGCGCCACTGCCCGTCCGCGCACAGCATGCCCCGCACCAGGGCTTCGTGGCTGATGTCGACGTCGATACGGTCAGCCTTGGGGCGGCCCTTGTTGTATTGCGCACCCGACCAGAAGGGATAGGCGTCGTGGCTTAGCGCCGATGGCGTGGAGAAGTACGTTTGACGCCACCGCTTGTGGATCGCCATGCCCGACGCGACCTTGCGCAGCGCCAGGAACGAATGAACCCAGAAGTACTCGTCAAAATAGAGATTGCCGTGATACGACTGCGCGGTGCGCGCGTTGGTGCCGAGGAAGATCAGCTCCGAGCTGTTGGGCAACACAATGGGGGAATCGCGACCACCCTTCAGCTCGATATCCGCCGCGCTTCGCGCAAACTCCTGCATGTACTGCCGGAAGACGTTGGCCTGCGCACGGCTGGCCGATAGAAAAATCTGGTTATTGCCATCGGTCTTGATCGCGTCGACTAACGCCTCGCGCGCAAAGTGGAACGTCGCGCCAATCTGACGCGACTTGAGAATGTTGCGAATGCGGTAGGACAGCGCGTCGTGCCAGGTGCGCTGATAACCGAACATGCTGTCCATGTACGCCTCGACCAGGCGCTGTGCCTGTTCCGGGCTGTAGTCATTGCGCGTCGGCGCTTTCTTCGGGCCGCTGTTCCGATTGGCCACTTTGGGATTGAGGTGCCCCTCGTGCCCGCCTGGCTCGCTGTAGCGGCGTACACGGGCGATGCGCTCCAACTGCCTGCCCAGCAGGTCGATCTCCTTGTAGTCACCGGCTGTCTTGTTTTCCTTCATGACCAGCTGGCACATGCGTGCTTCCAGCTGATGATCCACGCGATCGATCGGCGCCATGGATGCCCAGCCGTCGCGTTGTTTCCAGGCCTCCACGGTGGACCTGGCCTGGCCAATGTGTTCGGCGATCGCCGTCACGCTCCAACCCTGGAAGAACAGGCTGCGCGCGACGCGGCGTGGGTCGATGACGTCGATAGGTAGCTGCATGGCAACAGCGTAGGGACGCAAACGACCCCGCTCTCTTGCCTTACGTTCTAGCGAAAACCGTACAGAACGCCGTCGCGTTGCTGCTACGCGTGCCTCTCCCGATGCTGACGATCAACGCGCACAGATACCCACCCGCATCGAGGCACACCATGGCCGGCAAGAAGTCCAAAAAGTTTGTTATCGCCACCGAAGGCGCCACCGTCGACGGCCGCACCATCGACCGCTCGTGGATCGAGCAGATGGCTGCGAACTACAACCCGGCCACCTACAAGGCTGGCATCAACGTCGAACACATTCGCAGCGTCGTTCCCGACAGCCCGTTCAAGAACTACGGCCACGTCGAATCGCTGAGCACACAGGAGAACGGCGAAGGCAAGCTGCAGCTGCTTGCCGAGATCACCCCGTCCGATGACCTGGTGAAGCTGGTCAAGGGCTACCAGAAGACGTTTACCTCAATCGAGGTGAACCCGAAATTCGCCGACACCGGCAAAGCGTACTTGCAGGGCTTAGCCGTGACCGACACGCCAGCCAGCCTGGGCACCGACATGTTGGAGTTCACCGCCAACAAGCCCGACAGCAGTCCGCTCACCAAGCGCAAACAACATCCCGACAACTACTTCAGCGTGGCCACCGAGACTGTCATCGACTTCGACGGCGAGGAAGCCAGGCCCGGCCTGCTGGAACGCCTGCAGGCCATGTTCAACCGCAAGGACACGGTGGACGCCAAACGCTTCAACACCTTGGAACAGGCCATCGAGGAAGTGGCCCAGCACGGCCAGGCACAGAGCGAACAGACCGCTCGCAAGCTGCAAAAAGTCGACGGTGATCTGCAGAACGGGGCCAACAACCTGGCCGCGCTCACCGAACGCGTCAACGCTCTCGAAGAACAGTTCCAGGCCACGCCCGCGACGACGGTGAAGCGCCCGGCTGCAACGGGTCAGGGCGAAGTCCTCGCCGAGTTCTAAACCTGCCTGGCCACCTTCCCCACCCATCCACCGAGGACATCATGCAACAGCTGACCCGAAACAAGCTGGCCGCGTATTTCGCCCATATCGCCAAGCTCAATGGCGTGCAGTCGGCGAACGAGCAGTTCAATGTGACGCCAACCATCCAGCAGAAACTGGAAAACGCAATCCAGGAATCGAGCGCGTACCTCCAACTGATCAACATGATCGGCGTAACCGAAAAGTCCGGCGACAAGCTACGCCTGGGCACCAACGGCCCTATCGCAAGCCGCACGGACACCACGCAAAACGACCGCAACCCGCGCGACGTCTCCAACTTGACTGACCAGGGCTATAACTGCGTCAAGACGGATTTCGATACCTCGTTCCCCTACGCACTCATTGACGCGTGGGCCAAGTTCCCCGACTTCCAACCACGCCTGGCCGCAGCCATTGTTGGTCAGCAGGCGCTCGACCGTTTGATGATCGGCTGGAACGGCACCAGCGTGGCGGCGCAGACCAACCTGGCCAACAACCCGTTGTTGCAGGACGTCAACAAGGGCTGGCTCCAAAACCTGCGTGACCAGGCACCCGGCCAGGTGATGGCTCACGGCGATAAGTCCAACACCGAAGTTCGCGTCGGCCCTGGCGGCGACTACGAGAACCTCGACGCCCTGGTCTACGACGCGGTCACGCTGCTGGCACCGTGGTATCAGGAAGACACGGCACTGCGCGTGCATGTCGGTCGAAAGATGCTGCACGACAAGTATTTCCCGAAGGTCAACCGCGATCAGACCGGTATGGACGAACTGGCATCGCAGATCCTCATCACCCAGAAGACCATCGGCAGCTTGCAGGGCTTGATGGTTCCGTTCTTCCCGACCAACAGCGTGCTCATCACCCGCCCGGATAACCTGTCGATCTACTACCAGGATGGTGCACGTCGTCGCTACGTGGTGGATGAACCCAAGCGCGATCGCATCGCCAACTACGAGTCCAGCAACGACGCCTACGTCGTCGAGGACAACCAGGGCGCGGTGTTGATTCAGAACATCGTCATGGGCAACTGGACGTCCGGCGGTGCCGGCGGTACCGGCAGCTAAGGACACGCCCATGTCATCGCCCGCACAACGCCACCAGATGCGCATGCAGGCCTCCCAGGCGACCGCTCACGCGGCGCCTGGGAGGGTACACGGCGCGACCCCATCCAGCCCGGCCGCGCGTATCGACGCCATGATGCGCGCCAAACTCGACACCGATCGCCGTCGCCTCAGTGACGTGCAATCCGTGCAGCGCAAGATCGAAGTCAAGGCAAAAATACTGCCTGACTATGCCGACTACATCGCCGGCGTCCTCGCCGCCGACAGGGGTGGTGCCGACGATGTCGTCGGTTACGTCATGTGTTGGCGTATCGATGCCGGTGACTTTGCCGGCGCGCTCGACGTCGCGCGCTATGTGCTCAAGCACAACTTGTCCCTTCCCGACCGCTTCCAGCGAACGCCGGCCACGCTGATCGCCGAGGAACCGGCCGTCCAGGCACTTAAGGCCTACGACGCGCAAAAGCCCTTCGATATCGACGTACTGCGCCAGGTCGAGGCCATCACGCGCGACCGCGACATGCCCGACCAGGTACGCGCCAAGCTGCTGTTCGCGATGGGTCGGTGGCAGATACAGGACGAACCCGCGCAGGCCTTGGCGAACCTCCGTCGCGCGGTGGAACTGCACGACAAGGTCGGCGCAAAGAAAGACATCGAGCAGCTGGAACGCCGCCTGCGTAAAGAACAGTCGTCCAACGGCGACACCTGAGCCTCCCCCCGGCGCCCGGCGGCACGGGTGCGATCTGAGCCACTCGGCCATCAGTGACCACCCGTCCACCGCCGGCTTTTTTTCGAGGAAACCATGGGCGGATTGATTGCAAACGGCGGACCTGCACCCACCACCGGCACCCCAGCCGATGGCCAGGCCATCACCAACGACGGTTTTTGGCCGGATATCGACCTGCCTACGATGCGTGCGGTATCGCGCCTCACGGGCAACGTCACACCCGAACGCCTTCGCTCCGCAGCGGTAGCGGCCATCATCTACGTCAACGGCGAACTGGCCGCGTACAAGGCCACGCAAGTGGCGAGTGGCTGGGACAGCGCCTCTGACATCGGCGAGTCCATCGACGGCAAGCGGCAGATCGTGCAGCTGTATCTGCGCGCAGTGACCAGCACGGTGCAGGCCGACCTGGCCGACGCCTACCGCGACTGGGACAACACCCGCGCGGGTGACTACCGCGCCGACATCGAGACCGTGGCCGCCGACGACTTCCGGCGCAACGCCTGGTGGGCGATCGCGGATATCCGTGGCGTTCGACGCAACGTAGTGGAACTCATCTGATGCAGACCGTGCGGACACGGCAAGGGGAATCGCTCGACGCACTGTGTTGGCGTGTGCTGGGCACCACGTCCGTGCTGGTACAGGTCTACGAATTGAATCGCGGCCTCGCCGATCTGGGGCCGATCCTCCCCATGGGAACGCCGGTGATCTTGCCCGACCCCGCCGACATCACTGCTCCCGTCCTGCCTACCGTCCAGCTTTGGGATTGACTCATGACCGAACCCGCAAGCGCTGCACTGATCGCCGTCGCTTCCACCGTCATTGCCACGGCGGCGACCGCCGGCTCCTTCGTCCCCGGTGTCGATGCCAATGCCCTGGTCGGCGCCATCGCCGGCGGCGCGCTGTTCGTCACCAGCGCACGCGATCTACCCATCACCCGCCGCGTCATCTATCTGCTGATCAGCGCCGGCGTGGGCTATCTGGGCGCGCCGGAGCTGATCCAGCACGTGCCACTCAAGAGCACCGGCATTGCCGCCTTCCTGTGCGGCGCGCTCGCCGTCACCGTCACCACCCTGTTGATCGAGCGCGTGAAAACGCTGGACGTCAACAGCCTGCTGTCCAACTTCTTTAACCGCGGAGCCTGATATGCACGGCCTTTCGTTCCTGTGGTCATTCATCGTCGTGATGGCGTGCGTCGCCATCGTCGCCCGCCTGTTGACGTTCCGCCGTGGCGACGCAGCACATCGCCATGTATGGGCGTGGATCTCGTGGGCCTACATCGCCGTCTGCACGCTGAGTGCGGTCAAGGTCGCCCTCGGTGTGCGCCCACCGCCTGGTCCGGCTGAGGCGCTCCTATGCGCGCTCGCAGCCATCTTGTTTCTGTATCACCGGGGCAACCTGGCGCACGCGCACCGCGCCGTCGTGGCGTTCCTGTATCACTTCTTCAAGCGGAGCGCGCCATGATTACTCTCCCCGAACAACGTATCGAATCGATCCTCACCGCCGTCATCAAGGCAGAGGGCGGCGACAAGTACACCAACGACCCCAACGATGCCGGCGGCGAGACGCGATGGGGTATCACAGCGGCGGTGGCTCGCTCGAATGGCTACACCGGCCCCATGAAGGACTTACCGGAAGTCACGGCCAGGGCCATCTATCGCAAGAAGTATGTCGACGATCCACGCTTTTCCGATGTACAGGCCATCGACCCGAGCGTAGCGGCCGAGCTGATCGACACCGGCGTCAACATGGGTATCGGCATCGCCGGAACGTTCTTGCAGCGCGCCCTCAATGCGTTCAACGACACGGGCACGCGTTACGCCGTGCTCAAACCAGACGGCAAGGTTGGCGACACCACCCTCGGCGCGTTGCGCGCATTCGTACGCTGGCGTGGCCCCATGGGCATAACAACCTTGCTGAAGGCACTAAACGGCCTGCAGGCCGCGCGTTACATCGACATCACCGAACACAACCCCAGCCAGCGGGAGTACGCGTTTGGCTGGATTTCTAATCGAGTAGGAACGTAACAACGTGACATTGTTCAATCTTCACCATGGCGACTCACTAACCTTTCTTCGTTCGCTTCCCACCGCGAGCGTCGATGCCATCATCACCGATCCGCCCTATAGCAGCGGCGGCACGCACAGCACCGCACGGACCACCCGGACGACGCGGGAAAAGTACGTCGTCAACCACACCCAAGCTCGCACGGACTTGCACGATTTTTCGGGGGACAACCGCGATCAGCGCAGTTGGATTCTTTGGTGCACGCTTTGGTTGACCGAGTGCATGCGCGTCGCAAAACCGGGCGCACCGGTCGTCATGTTTACCGACTGGCGTCAGCTACCGAGCACCACGGATGCACTACAGGCGGCCGGCGCGGTGTGGCGGGGCATCTTCCCATGGTGCAAACCCGCTGGCCGACCTGGCGGCGCGGGCCGCTTTCGCAACGCAACGGAGTTCGCCGTGTGGGGTAGTAACGGCGAAATGCCGGCGCGTGAGGACGTCGGCTACCTGCCGGGATATCACATCGAGTCGATCCGGCGCTCCGACAAACACCACATCACCGGCAAGCCTACCGAACTCATGCGCGTACTGGTCAAGGCCTGCCCGCCGGGCGGCGTGGTGCTCGACCCTTTCGCCGGCTCGGGCACCACTGGCGTCGCGGCCGTTCTCGAAGGCCGTCGATTCATTGGCTCCGAACAAGACGCGACGAATATCGATATCTCCCTACGTCGACTCCGTGAAGCCGCCTCACAACGCGAGGAACACGCCGCATGAAAACCCTTCTGATCGCCATCGTTGTCTTGGCGCTGACCTTCCTCGGCGGCGGCCTGGCCGGATGGTTCTACAAGGGCTACAGCGTTGCCCAGGCTGATGTCGCCGCAGCCAACGCTGACACCGACGCCATCACCGCCTCCGTGAATCAGCAGAGCGCCGCACAGGTCGCCCAGGCCAACGATCAACTCGCACAAAGCGGGGCGCTTGCCGCGCAGCAGTCACTCATCCATCAGCAGGGCAACAACCTACATCTGGAGATCACCCATGCGTTCACTCTTTCGCCTGCGTCTGCTGGTTCTTGCGCTGACCCTATCGCCACTGACGAGTTTGTCGGGCTGTATGGAAAAGCAGCGCGTGGTGGCGCCACCGACCCTGCACCCGCTGCTACCACCCAGTGAATGCACGAAGGCCGGGTTGAGCGCGTTCGCCACCGAGCTGGAAGGATTGCCTGCCGGGTTCAAGGCCTTGGATGCCGACACGCGCGCCCGCATCCTGCTCACGATCAAGGATGACGACGCGGTCAACTACAAAGCATTGCGGGCACAGGCCATTCGCTGCGCGCCGCAGTAAGCGACCCTCCCATGAATAAGCCATCGAGTTTCCGTACCGCGCTGCTGGCCGCCCTGCCCTCGCTGGCCACCGACCCACAGCGCGTGTCCATCCACGTCGAGCGCGGCCGCATCCGTACCAATGGCCAGCTCGCCACCGGTTGGGAATACGACTACCAGCTGACGGTCCTGATCCAGGACTTTGCGGACGACTTCGACGCACTGGCCAGCTTTGTGATGGACTGGATGCGGATCAACGAACCAGCCGCACTCAAGAACAACCAGAAGAACGCCACGGCCGTGCGCTTTGAATCGGAAGTGCTCTCCTCCGAGCTGGCCGACGTGTGCATCGAAATGGATCTGACTGAAGCCGTCGTCGCCGGCGACCAGCCGGGCACCTGGGTGCATCCACCGGAGCCGCCCGCCGATCCGTCCGCATCCTTCCTCTACGGATGAACGACGATCTGCAGCAGCTCGAACTCTGGGCGGCCAGCCTGCTGGCCAAGGTCGAGCCGGCCGGGCGTCGGCGCATTGCTCGCACAATCGCCATTGCGTTGCGACGCTCTCAGGCACAGCGGATCGCGATGCAAAAGGCACCCGATGGGTCGAGCTATCCGCCGCGACGCAAACGCGCTGAACCCCTTCGCAGCAAGCGTGGACAGCTGCGACGCAAACAAGCGGCGATGTTCAGCAAGCTGCGCACGGCTCGATGGCTGAAAACAGCCATCACCGCCGAAGGTGCCGAGGTGGGTTTCTATGGTCGCGTCGCGCGCCTGGCCAGAGTCCATCAGGAAGGCCTATCCGATCGTGTTACACCGAACGGTCCCTCGGTGACGTACGCGCAACGTGTGCTGCTCGGCTTCACCCCGGAAGACCGCGAGATGATCCGCGACTTGCTGCTGCAACACCTCGCTTCGTAACGGTGGCGTTCTAAGCACCGAGCTACAGAACGCGTACAAGCTGCACGACATCCGCGTCGTCCGCAGCATGGTGCACATGCGTGATGACATCCTGCGAATCCTCGCCAACCTGATCCGATTCGGCACCGTAGCCACCGTGGACTACGACGCCGAGCGCATCACCGTGAAGCTCGAAGACGTGGTCACCGCGCCCATCAAATGGGCCACGCCGCGCGCCGGCGATACCGCGATGTGGAATCCGCCCAGCAAGGGCGAGCAGGTCATCGTGCTGTCGCCCAACGGCGACTTGGCCGCAGGATTTGCCCTTCCGTCGATTTTCTGCAGCGCGTTTAGCAAACCCAACGGTGCATCGAAAGATAACTGCATGATCGTGTTCGGCGACGGCGCCGCGTTTCTCTACGATCACGCGCAACACCTTTTGCGCGGCACATTGCCCGAGGGTGGCAAGGTCCAGTTCACCGCGCCGGCAGGCTTTCGGTTCGTGGGCGATGTCGATTTGGACGGCGCGCTGCACGTCACCAAAGCGATCACCGCTGACGACACCCTGCACGTCGACAAGGCCGTCACCGCTGGCGACACCATCAAAGCGAGCGGCGACATTTCCAGCGATGCCGACGTAAAGGCGGGCTCCATCAGCCTGCTCAAGCATCCGCACGGCGCCGTAAAAAGCGGCACGGATATCTCGGGGCCGCCGCAATGATCGGGATGGATCGCAACACCGGTGCCGTACTGTCCGGCGCGGCACACCTGGCGCAATCGATCACGGACATTCTCTCCACGCCGCTGGGCAGTCGTGTGCAGCGTCGTGGTTACGGATCACGCCTTCCTGACCTGATCGACGCGCCGGCCAACAAGGACACGCGCGTGCAGCTGTTCGCCGCCACGGCGACGGCGCTGATGCGTTGGGAGCCGCGCATCACGCTCAAGCGCGTCGGATTCCGCGCTGTCGACGCAAAGCAAGGGCAATTCGCCGTTGACCTGGTCGGCACCCGCAAAGACACCGGCCAGCCCGTGTCCCTGACCGTGCCCCTGCACATGGGAGCGGCCTCGGCATGACCTCGCCCATCGACCTGACCAAGCTACCGCCGCCTGACGTCGTCGAAGCGCTCGACTTCGAAACCCTCTACGCCCAGGGCAAAACCATCCTGTTGGGACTGTGGCCGAGTTTCAACGCGGATCTCGAATCCGAGCCGGCCAACAAGGTGACGCAGGTCATCGCCTACATCGCCTTAGGGTTGCGTCAGCGCGTCAACGACGCCGTGCGCGCCGTCCTGCTGGCCACGTCGAAGGGCAACGACCTGGACAACCTGGGGGCGCTCCTGGGCGTCAGGCGACTGACCATCACACCCGCGAGTCCCGACCAGGGCCTCGCAGCGGTGATGGAAGAAGACGACGACTACCGGTACCGCATCACCCTGGCGCCCTCGGGGTTCTCGGTCGCGGGACCGGAAGCGGCGTACATCTACCACGCACTCAGCGCCTCCGGCGATGTGCTCGATGCGAGCGCGACCAGCCCCGACGCCGACGACATCAAGGCACTCGTCGCGAGCATCCTCGCCGCACACAACGCAGCCGCCGACCTGGTCAACGACATGCAAGCGGCACTGGATGCGGCGCGCTGGCCGGGCGATGTGTTGGTCGCCGTGCTGTCGCGGCAAGGCAACGGCGCGGCACCGCAAACGCTGCTGGATACCGTGGCCAGCTACGTCAGCGCCGACGACATCCGCCCCATGACGGACAACGTCAGCGTGCAGTCGGCCGACATCGTCGAGTTCGAGATTGACGCGGACTTATGGAGCTTCGCCGGTCCCGATCCGGACGTCGCCATGGCCAACGCCAAGAAGAACGCCCAGGCCTATGTCGACCAAGCGCGTCGCCTGGGCCGCGATATCACTCTTTCATCGATCTACGCCGCACTATCGGTCGCTGGCATCCAAAACGTCCAACTCAACAAGCCGACCGGCAACATCGCTATCAGCGATACGCAGGCGGCCTACTGCATCGCGATCAACCTCGAATACAGGGGGATCGGTGACTAGCCTGCTCCCGCCCAATAGCAGCGCGATGGAACGTGCCTTGGAAGGCACGGCCAGGCAGTTGCTCGATATCCCCACACCACTGGACACGCTTTGGAATCCGGCAACGATCCCGGCCCAGTTGTTGCCGTGGTTCGCTTGGGGCCTGTCGGTCGACAGTTGGAAGTCCTACTGGTCCGAAGACGTCAAGCGCAACCGTGTGGCCGTCGCGATCGATGTCGCGCGCCACAAGGGTACAGCGAAGGCCGTCAAGGACGTGGTCGCTGCCTTCGGTGGTCATGTGTCCATCCGCGAATGGTGGCAGATGGTGCCGCCCGGCAAGCCGCACACCTTCGAACTGGTGCTCACCGTCGCCGGCGCCGGCGGCAACGAAGTCACTGCCGATTTCGTCGACGACATCATCGCGGAAGTCCAGCGCACCAAGCCGGTGCGCTCGCACTTCACCTTCACTCAAGGCGTGCAGATCACCGGTGGCGTGGGCGTCATCGCCATCGCCCGGCCCATGATCTACGCGCGCCTTCTTCTGACCTCTCCCAGCGAGGGCACCTAATGGCGCTAATTCTCACCGTTACCCCCGCCGGTCGCGCCGCCCTGCGCAATGCGAAGGGTGATGGCACCAACGCACTACGCATCGACAAGGTCGGCGTCACCGCCACCCCGTTTACGTCGGGCCAACCGCTGCCGAACGAAATCAAGCGCCTTTCCACCATCGCCGGCGGCGCAACGGCCGCCGACACCATTCACGTCACGATTTCTGACAACGGTAGCGATGTCTACTCCGTCTTCGGATTCGGCTTCTACCTGGCGGACGGCACGCTGTTTGCGTCTTACGGGCAGTCGACGGTGATCTTGCAGAAGTCGGCACAAGCCATGATGCAATTGGCGACCGACGTCCAGTTTGCCGATGTGGCGGCCAGCTCGATCACCTTCGGCGATACCAACTTCAACAATCCGGCGGCGACCACCGACACGCCGGGCGTGGTCGAACTGGCCACCGATCCAGAAACCGCGCTCGGCAATGATCGCCAGCGCGCGATTACGCCCGGCGCGCTGAGGGCGTTGCTGGATAGCCGTTTCGGCGTGGGTGCGCCTTCGGACTACGTCAAAAACCTGCTGACCGCAGCCACTGTCGTGGTGCTGTGGCAAGAACTGGGACTCAAGAGTGCAGCGGGCTACGACACCGGGGCCGGCAAAGGCCTGGACGCTGACAAGCTCGATGGCCAGGACGGCTCCTACTACCTCGACTACAACCACCTGCAGAACGTTCCCCCACCGGTCGAACAGAGCCATTCGGCCGACGACATCACCAGCGGCACGCTGGCCGTCGCACGCGGCGGTACCGGCGCGAACACACTTACCACCGGTAGCTACCTGGTCGGCAATGGCACCGGTGCCGTGCAGACCAAGACAGCGGCGTCCGTGCTCGCCGACATCGGCGCCGCGGCGAAAGTGCACACGCATCAGATGGCCGACATCATCGGCCTGGCCAACGCGCTGGCCGCGCTCGCGCCGCTGTCGTCACCGACACTGACCGGCATTCCGACCGCACCGACCGCAGCCACCGGCACCAACTCGACTCAGGTCGCCACGACCGCGTTTGTGCAATCCGTCATCGCGGCGCTCGTCAATAACTCGCCGGCGGCACTCGACACGCTCAAAGAGCTGGCCGACGCGTTGGGCGATGATCCGAACTTCGCCACGACGATCACCAACCTGATCGCCACGAAGGTGAACAAAGCCGGCGACACCATGACCGGCGGATTGACAATTTCGCCTCCGATCAGTGGTTCGGGAAGCCTTACGCTCGATCGACCCACGCCCGCGTCCTCGGTGGTTATTTTCGGCAGGACCAACGGTCTCAATCGGTGGGCGATTGTCCCCGGACAGGGTGGTACCGAAACAAACAGCAACAACACGGGCAGCGACTTCTTCATCAGTCGCTATAACGATGCCGGCCAAGGCATCGACGCCGTGCTCACCATCAGCAGGCAGACGGGCCTCGTCACGCTGGCTGACAGCCTAACGGTTAACGGGATTACTACTACTAACTTTGGCTCGGCAAATCCTGGTCTATCCGCCAAGCTCGCTTACAACGCGTCCGGCTCATTCGGCGGCGGCTACCGCTTGCAAGATGGCGCTAGCGATATCGCCCTTTATTCGAATTTTGGCGATCTAAAAATCGGCTTCGGTACCAATGGTGGTCCGCTGTCGGGCAACGTCACGATCTCCAAAGGCGGCGCCATTACTGCATCCGGTGGCTTTCAGCTTTCCGACCGCGAGACCAAGACCAACATCAAGCCGCGCGCTGTGCAGCGTGGCCTCGCCCTCAAGCTGGCGAAGATGTTCAGCGAATGGGATCGCATCGCCGATGGCGTGCATGACGTCGGCCTGATCGCCCAGCGCGTTCTGCGCGTCGCCAAAGACTACGTCCAACGCGGAACCAAGCGCGGCCGCAGACGCGGCCTTCTCGCGATCGACAAAGCCGGCCTCGCGCTTGAAGCGTCGATGGACAACGCCCTCCACCTGGCTGAGCACGACAAGGCAATCGCCTTCCTGGCCAAACGCGTCCATAAATTGGAGAAACGCACGTGAGCAATGCACGCATTCGCGCGGTGGCACCCGGCGTCACTGCCGAAATGATTGCCGAGCAGATTCACCTGATCTACCAGCCTTCGACCGGCGAAGGGACGGTGTCATTCCAGGCACGCGAGAGCCTTTTCGTGGGCAGCGCCTACGAGCCGCTCAACGGCAACTTCAACGTGCTGGACAAGAATGTGCAGGACATCGCCACACGATGTTTTGCGGATGAGGGTGTGATCGATCCTGTCACCGGCGTTGACTTGAGCAAGGTCTCAACGGGTGGCGTGGAGCTGATCCTCAAAGCGGCCTACGACAAGCTGTTCAACGAGCAGGCGGCACTGGTCGCCGCCGCGCTTGCCGCCCAGTCGGGCCACGCCACGGTATGACCGCTGGATACCGCAACGCGCTCGGCCAGGATGCGGACGATGTCTACGACCCGGACATCGTCGGCGACGGTGCGCCGGGTGCGGGTTTTCGCAATGCGAGCGGCCAGACCATTCGCTATGCGTCGTCACGGTACGGCCAGCCAGGCGGCGTGCTCGGTTGCCGTAGCGATGGCAACGTGGACTACGGCCCGGGCTGGTCGAGCAGGAACACAGCCAACTATTGGAGCGTAATCAACTACACCGCCGGCCCGACTGAGCACCCGACCACATCCGGCGAGGCAGCGACGGGTCAAGCCGGCGCAAAGTTGGTCTTCCAGACCGATGGTGTCCTGCATCAGCAGGTCTGTCTGGATAACAACAAGATATCGATCCTCTACGGCGACGTCGCCACCTCCACGTTTGTGACCGGGGGCCAGTCCGCAGCGGGCTATCAGGTTCGCTATGCGTGGGTGATCACGACGAACAACTATTTCGGCACGGGTACACCGCAGAGCTTCATGCACGTGCAGAACGACGCGGCAACGTTCACACCGATCACGGCCAATCGGTCGCTGTGGCTCGAAAACCTTACCGGCTACATCACCAACGGCAACTCGCCCACTCAGCACGGCAGCGTTGTGATCACCGTGACTGTTGATCTGATGGATCCACAGGGCCGCGTCACGACCAAAAGCTACACCGTCACGATGGCCATGTACGGCGCGCCCCAGCCGACTACGTAATCCACGACGCCCCCACCACTCACGAGGCCACACCATGCCCCCGACCAACTATCACCACGGCGCTAGCATCACCGAGTCGACCACTGGCGCGCTCACCCTTCAAACCGTCTCTACAGCGGTCATTGGACTGGTAGCCACCGCCACCGACGCGGACGCGACGGCCTACCCACTCGACACGCCCGTATTGATCACCCGTCCGCAGGACGGCATCGCCAAAGCGGGCACCCAGGGAACGCTGGCCGCCGCGTTGCAGGACATCGCCGACCAGGTCACCTGCCCGGTGGTCGTCGTGCGTGTGGCCGCTGGCGAGGACGCTACGGCGACCGACGCCAACGTGGTCGGAACCACCACGCCGGACGGCAAATACACCGGCCTCAAGGCGATGCTAAACGCCCAGGCGAAGACAGGTGTCAAACCGCGCATCATCGTCACGCCAGGCCTGGACAGCGCAGCCGTGACTGCTGCGATGGTCACGGTGATGCAAAAGCTATCCGCGTTCGGCTACGCGCTGTGCGCGGGCGCCACCAGCCTTGCCGAGGCGATCGCATACCGAGGCACGTTCGGCGCGCGCGAACTAATGCTGATCTATCCGGATTTCCTCACCACCGAATCTACGGACGCTGCGCCGGTCGTCGCACTGACGACGGCGATAGCCGCAGGACTGCGCGCGAAAATCGATCAGGAGCAGAGCTATGCCAAAACGTTGTCCAACGTCCCGGTCAATAACGTGGGCGGCATCAGCAAGGACATCTTCTTCGACTACCTGCAAAGCGGCACCGATGCTGACCTGCTCAACGAAGCGGGCATCACCACGCTGATCAACCGCAACGGCTTCCGCTTCTGGGGTTCGCGTACCTGCGACGCTGCCGACTATATCTTCGAGTCGTTCACCCGCACCGCACAGGTCGTCAAAGACACCGTGGGCAATGGCGTGTTCGAGTACAGCGACAAAACCATGCACGCCAGCCTGATCCGCGACATCGTCGAGTCGATCAATGGCGAACTCCAGGCCGAAACGAACGCTGGCAATTTGATCGGTGGTAAGTGCTGGGTCGATGCATCACAGAACAGCGGCAGTGCGATCAAGGTCGGTAAGTTCAACATCTCGTATGACTTTAGCCCGGTGCCCCCGCTGGAGCAGCTGGGCCTGAATCAGATTTTTACCGACACCTACTACGCGGATCTCGCGACCGCGATCGCGACGGCCAATCCCGCCTAACCCACTCCCCGCCGGCGGCTTCGGCCGCCGAACCCACCCCATTGCATAAGGTAAGTCCCGATGGCTCTCCCCAAAAAGCTTAAAAACTATGACGTGTTCCAGGACGGCGTGTCGTGGCTGGGTCAGATTCCGTCCGTCACCCTACCCAAACTCACGCGCAAAATGGAGAAGTACCGCGCCGGCGGTATGGGCGGCAGCGTTTCGATCGACTTCGGTCAGGACGACATGGAAGCGTCGTTCACAGCCGGCGGCATTTTGTACGACGCACTGAAAGCCTACGGCGCTACGACGCATAACGCGGTCATGCTCCGCTTCGCCGGCGCGTACCAGGCCGAGGACACTGGCACCTATGACGCCGTGGAAGTGGTCATGCGCGGTCGCTACAGCGAGATCGACTTCGGCGATGGCAAGACCGACACGGACACCGAGCACAAGTTCACCTTCCCGCTGAGCTACTACAAGCTGCGCGTCAAAGGTCGCGACTTCATCGAAATCGACGTGGTGGCCAACATCCTCATCGTCGACGGTGTCGACGTCACCGCCGCCCAACGCAACGCGACCGGCCACTGGTAATCCTCCCCCCTCGCGCCAGGTTCGCCTGGCGCGCTTCCCCATTTTTTTGGAGCACATCATGGAACAGAAGACGATCACCTTGGAAAACCCGATTCAGCGCGGCAGCGAAACCATTACCAGCGTCATGGTGCGCAAACCCAAATCGGGCGAGCTGCGCGGTACTCAGCTGGTCAACCTCATGAACATGGACGTGGCCGCGCTGGAAATCGTCCTGCCGCGCATCACCGTTCCGACGCTCACTCGCCACGACGTGTCCAACCTCGATCCGTCCGATCTGACGCAGCTCGGCATGGAGGTCACCGGTTTTTTGTTGACGAGGCAGGCGAAAGCGGAATTCCAGCCTGCGTAGACGACTTCATGGCCGACATCGCCGTGATCTTCCATTGGAGTCCGGCGGTGTTCGACGACATGAGTCTTTCCGACCTGGTCGAGTGGCGCGAGCGCGCCCGCGTTCGCAGCGGCGCCAAGGATTGATATGGATCTGAAACTAAGCGTATTGCTCGGGATGATCGACAAGGTGACCGCACCGCTGCGATCGATCACGGGCGCCAGTGCCAAGCTGTCGAAGGAACTGCGCGATACACGCCAACGCTTGAAAGACCTGGGCCGCGCACAGGCCGATGTGCGTGGCTTCCGCGATCTCAAGGGCGCGTCGACGAAGCTAGCCGCCGAGCTGGATAAGGCCAAGAACAAGACGACCGAGTTAGGCCAGAAGCTGGCCGCGACCACTAACCCCACGCGTCGACAAACCCGAGAATTTGAAGCGGCCAAACGTGCCGCCGCTTCGCTCGGCCGCGACTGCCAGGAGAACGCGGTCAAGCTGCAACAGATGCGGTCGAAGCTCTCCGCTGCCGGCATCAGCACCAAGAACCTGGCCGCCGAGGAACGTCGCCTGCGGGACGCGATCGCCGGCACCAATACGCAACTCGGTCAACAGCAGGCCAAAATGCAGCAAGTCTCCGAGGCGCAACGTCGCTCGAGCGTCGCGCGCCAGGCCTTCGACAAGTCGCAATCCACCGCCGCGCATATGGCCGTGGGCGGCTATGCCGCCATGGAGACGGGCCACCACCTCATCGCAGCCATCGACCCGACACTGGACGCCGCCAAAGCGTTCCAGAACCAGGTCGCGCAGCTGCGCGCCCAGGGTGTCGGCGACCAGGCGGTGACCGACGCGGTCAAATTCGCGCGTGGTATGGACATCATGGGTGCCAGTGCCACGGACAACCTCAAGCTGCTGCGCGAGGCCAACAGTGTCCTGCGCGACATGCACGAAGCGGAGGAAGTCACGCCCTACCTGGCGCGCATGAAATACGGCATCGAAACCGTGATGGCGCAGAACGGTCACGGCGACGGCCACGGCGAGAACGCCGAGACCATGTTCATGGACCTCTTGAAGGTCGCGGAATTGCGCGGTGCAGCCAAGAACCCGGAAAGCTTGAAGCGTGTGCTCGACTTCGCCACGCAGGCCTACGTGGCCAGCGGCGGCCTGGTGAAGCCCGAAGACCTGCTCAACATGATCAAGACCGGCGGCATTGCTGCCAAGCAGCTCGATAACCAGACGTTCTTTTTCGGGTTGCTGCACACCATGCAGGAAATGGGCGGGCATCGCGCCGGTACCGGCCTGGCTACCGCCTACCAGAACTGGGCTGCAGGCCGCACGACGCAGCAGTCGGCCGAGGAGTTGATGAATCTCGGTCTGTTGGACAAGGACTCCGTCAAATACGGCAGCACCGGCCACGTCAAAAAGCTGCTCCCCGATGCGCTCAAGGAAGGCGACCTCTATCGCACCAACCCGTTCGAATATCTGATGACGCGTGTCGTGCCGAAGATCAACCCGGACGGCAAGCTCTCTGATCAACAGGTCGTCAGCAAGATCAACGCGCTGTTTTCCGGCCGCAAGGGTGGCGACCTGTTTGCTTCGATGTTCATCGAGCGCGCCAACATCGCCAAGCACGTGGCGGCCGCACCGAAGGCCTACGGCGTCGACGCGCTCTACGCCGAGGGCGCCGGTACCGCCGCTGGCCAGGAAGTGGAACTGCGCGCGCGGCGTGACGATCTCTATCGCGAACTGGGCACCCAGCTGTTGCCGCTCTACGTCGCCGGTCTCACGCACCTGGTGTCGATCCTGAAATCGGTCACCGCCTGGTCCGAGCGCAATCCGCGGTTGGCCAAGGGCATCGTGGTCCTGGGTGGTTCCATGGGCGTGCTGCTGACTGCCGCCGGCGGGTTGATGATCGGCATCGGCGGCTTGGTCGGTCAGTTCTCGCTGCTGCGCTACGCCCTGCGCCTGGGCGGGATACGGATCGGCTTGGGCGCCATCACGGGCGGCGGCTTGCTGTCTCGCCTCCCTACCCTCTTGCCTAGCATCGGCGTCGCCGCCCGCGCGGCGATGGCTGCGTTGGCTGGTATCAGCGTGCCGTTGTTGTTGCTGGTCGCGGCTTTCGTCGCGGCGGCGCTGGTCGTGCGCAAATACTGGCAACCCATCGCGGCCTGGTTCGAAGGCGTGGGCCAAGGCATCGCGCAGGCCGTCGGCCCGGTCCTCGCGCAGATCGCCGACGCGCTCGCGCCGTTGAAGCCGGCGTGGGACCTCGTGGCCGAAGGTATCGCCACCGTGTGGCGCTGGATTACCCAACTGCTGGAGCCGATGCAGGCGACCAAGGAGCAGTTGGACGGCGCGCGCGAGAACGGCGTGGCGTTTGGCCAGGCACTGGGCGCCGTGCTCGGTGGCGTGCTGCAGGCCGCATCGTTCGGCGTGCGCATGTTCGTTGCGCTGGGCGAGGCGATCGGCAATGCGGCCGGTTGGGCGGTCACGCACTGGCAACCCGTGGCGGATTGGTTTGGCGGGTTGTGGGACGGCATCAAGCAGGCGGCTGCCGTCGCGCTCGACTGGATCAACGAGAAGCTCGATGCGGTGCGTTCCGTGATCGACCAGCTGGCCGCCGCCTGGCGCCGCCTACACGGCGATACGGCGCCGGCGCTGGGCACCGGCTCCATCGACTGGATCACCGGCTCGGAAGGCGACCAGGCGCGCGCGCGGCGCATTGCCGATGCCCTCGCCCGAACGCCGGTGAGCGGCGGTGATGGGAACGGCGTAGTGGGTAGCCCCGCACCCATCGCCGCCGCCGGCAAGCCGGTCCAGGTCGCCGGTGACACCGTGCAGATCCACATCGACGCACGTGGCCAGAACCCGGCCGACACAACCGACTCGGTGCGCCAAGCGCTGCAACAGCACGAACGCGACAAGGCGGCCCGCGCTCGGTCGGCCTACTCGGATGAGGACTAAGCATTGAGCACGCTGTTAGCCCTGGGACCTTTTTCGTTCGGGATGAATACCGCCAATTACCACGCGCTGCAACGACAGATGCAATTCAAGCATCCGTCGACGTCGCGCGTCGGCGCACGCGATGCCTATCAGAACGTCAACCCCGGCGAGGAAGTCATCAACATCACCGGCATGGTCGCGCCCGAAGTCACCGGGCAACTGTCCAGCATCACCCAGCTCGAACAGATGGGCGAGGATGGCCTGACGCATGTGCTGGTCGACGGCGCGGGCTACGTCTACGGCGTGTACTACATCGACAGCCTGGAATCAGATCAGTCGTTCCACTTCGACGACGGCATACCGCGCAAGGTGGAGTTCTCACTGTCGCTGCGGCGAAGTGATGACGCGCCGGCGGACACCGATGGCAACGGGAATAGCGTATGACCGCCGCTGCGACCATGCCCAAGCCGGTGTGCCAGGTCATGTTGGACGGTAAAGACCTCACCAGCCGCATCATGCCGCGCCTGGTGTCGCTGTCGATCGAATCGAGCCGTGAAGATCACGCCGACCAACTGGACCTGTCGTTCAGCGATACGGATGGCAAGGTAGCCATACCTCGCAAAGGTGTGGCAATCCAAGTCACGCTCGGCTACCAGAATGTCGGCACACATGTGCAAGGCAGCTACAACGTCGACGAAGTCGAACACCGTGGCACGCCCGATATCATCAGCGTCACAGCACGCAGCGCGCGCGTGTCGGGGCCGCTGCGCACGCGCAAGGAACGCAGCTGGGACCAGACCACGGTCGGGCATATCGTGAGCGTCATTGCCCGCGAGCACGGTCTGACGCCGCGTGTGTCAGCCGACCTGGCAGCGAAGTTTGTCACCCACATCGACCAGACCGAGTCCGACATGGCGTTTCTGCGCCGTATCGGTAAGCAATGGGATGCGGTCGCCACCGTCAAAGCCGGGAATCTGATCTTCTCCCCGATTGGCAAGGCCTCAACCGTCAGCGGTACCGCCTTGCCCACCATCAGGATCACGCGTCGCGACGGTGACGACCACACCTACCACTCGGCGGACCGCAACAAATACACCGGCGTGCGTGCGCGCTGGCACGACATGGATGCGGCCCGAGCCAAAGGTGTCACCGCCGGCACGAATGAACACGTCAAGGTGATCCGCGAGCATTTCGCCAGCGAGGAAGACGCCAAGCGCGCGGCGACGGCGGAATATGCACGTCTGAAACGCGGCGCCGAGACCTTTGCGCTCCGCCTGGCCAAGGGCCGACCCGACATCTATCCCGAGATGCCAGTGGAGCTCGTCGGCTGGAATCCGACCATCACGGCAGTGGATTGGATCGTCACGAAGGTCAAACACACGTATTCGGGTGAGAGCGCTTTCATCACCAACATTGATTTGGAAAGCAAGGCGACGGCCAGCCAGACGCCTGCAAAGGGGGATGACAACGATGGCGGGGACGACACGGACGAGCCGGAGAATGACGCGTGAAAGGCGAGATTGATTCCGTAGTTAACCAAGTCTTTCATTACATCAAGCTGAGGCAGTAAGTACTTAAGAGCATTCGTTTCCGCTTCTTCGCGATCAAGCACTGACAGACGCGGTATTTCCAGCCTGCTGATGACAAGCATAGTTACAATGAAGCGACGATCTGTATTAACCCTAAAAAGCCGCCCAGCATCGCAAAATATTTCGATATGTAGGCAAACGCTGACGTGACGCAGTGCAACCTACCTACGCTCCGCCTCGCTTAATGTAGCCCGGAAAATCTCACTACATCGCGACAGGGGACAAGGGTATGTCGGTTGCAAATGTTGGTGCGCGCTTCGCGCGAGGTTTTGGCTTGTTGGGGTTATGGGCTCTTCTCTTTGCAATAGCAATAAATGCTAATGCCCAAAGCACCTATGGTCCGCCCTATAACAACGGGAGCTTCTACACGAATACAAGCATCCCGGTTGAATGGGGAAACGAAAGCGCAGCCATACAGGCCACAGCCGCTGGCCTGCAGGCTTATTGTCCCACCTGTGTTTTGCACGTTAACTACGGATCAAGCCAGGCTGTGGCAACTGTCGTTGCTTGCCTACCCAACGATACGGTGTGCAACCCTTCCGAGGGCTCGACCACCGTCTGGGCCACCGATTCTCCCTTTGACACGCGAAAAAATATCGGCGAATGCAAGGTATGCATTACAGATGGCACGGGTTCTCCGAAGAAAGATTCACATGCCCGAGGAAGCAGCGGTGACGGTTCGACCGGGAATAACGTGCTTGGCTCGCTCGATGCCGCCGACCCCTACAACGTGCAGACAGGCAACCGATTCCAACAGGAGACCGATTACCGATCACCAGGGCAACTGACGTTCCGACGCTTCTACAACAGCGACATCACCGCCAATACCGCTGAGCTTGGACCGCAGTGGCGACATACATTCGACCGGTCGTTGGAGTTCATACCGGCGGCGGGAACCACAGGGACCGGGGCCATCGGCACCATTGAGTTCGACCGGCCTGACGGAAGCCGACCGACTTTTCAGCATGTCAACGGCCTATGGCAGGCGTCACCGAACAATCCCAGTACGCTGACGGAACAAGATGATGCCAATGGCGTTCCGACCGGCTATACGGCCTTTACCGCCGCATCACGACAGACCGAGCATTACTCCGCCAATGGTCTTCTGCTCTCGATAACCACCGCATCGGGCGCGGTCACAACGCTCCAATACAGCACGGCCAGCACGCCGGCAACTCAGGCGCCAAAGCCGGGCCTGTTGCTAACCGTCACCGATCCGAATGGTCGAGCGCTGGGTTTTAGCTACGACGCCTCTGCGCGGCTGATCAACGTCGCATTGCCCGACGGCGGCAATCTAGGCTATGCCTACGACAGCAATGGGCGTTTGGCATCGGTAACCTACCCGGACTCTCATTCGCGCCAGTACGTGTATAACGAGGCTTCTCTTTACGTCTTTACCAGCCAAGTGCAAACCGCACTCACTGGCGTCATTGACGAGAAGGGCACGCGTTACGAGTCCACTAGCTACAACTCCCAAGGGCACGCGACATCGACTTGGTTCGCGAACAACATCGACAAATACAGTGCCAATGACGGTACGAACACGCCGCTTGGCGGTTTTTACAACTTGAATGTAAGTAGCGCCCAAGGCGTCTACAACAATCACGGTAGCAACGAGATATGTGGCAACGAATGTAATCAACCGTGGTCATCCATCGGCTACGACGTCAACGGTTACCCGAGCAGCTATACCGATTTCAACGGCAACGTCACCAATGTGACGCACAACGCCGTGGGACTCGAAACGCAACGCATCGAAGCCAAGAATACGACTGCGCAGCGCACGACCAATACCACGTGGGATTCAACGCTCCGCGTTCCGCTGACGAGGACCATTCTCAACGCCAGCGGTACCACCGTTGCGCTGAGCGGCTGGGTCTACAACACCAGAGGGCAGGCTCTCGCCAGCTGCGATATGGACCCGGCAATACCCGCTGCAGCCAGCTACGTCTGTTCTATCACTAGCACACCACCGGCGGGTGTGCGCAGAACGCTGTCCACCTACTGCGACACTGTGGACGGCACACAATGCCCCGTAGTTGGTCTTAAGCTGAGTGACCAGGACCCTCGCGCCAACCTCACCAGCTACACTTACTATCTGACCGATTCTGCCGCAGCTAAGCACGGTGACGTTAAGACGGTTACGGATGCGCTTGGGCACGTCACCACATATTTGTCCTACGATGGCAGCGGGCGTCCAACTAGTGTCCAGGACCCCAATGGCATCGTCACCACGCTGACGTACAAGCCGCGCGGATGGCTTGCATCACACAGTGTCGGTGGAGCGACGACCACCTTTACGTATACGCCGTTCGGCGCTATCGAGACAGTAACGGATCCGGATGGCGTGGTCTTTACTTATGCTTATGATGACGCACATCGCCTGACTAAGATCACTGACGGCGCAGGCAACTCGATCCAATACACGTTGGACGTGGCTGGCAACCGTACTGCGGAGAATATCTATCCGGCCGGCAGCACCACTCCTGTTCGCTCGCTGACACGCCACTTCAACACGCTGGGTCGACTAACGACCATCGTTGATGGCTTGAACCATACGGTATTCAATGCGGGCAACTCGGGTAACTATGACAACAACGGCAATCTGGTGCTCTTCACCGATGGGCTGGGCATCCAACATAAGCAGTCCGTAGATGCGCTGAATCGCGTGGCCACCAGCATCGACAACTACAACGGCAGCGGCACGACGCAGAACACCACCGCCAAGCTGGCCTATGACGCCCTCGATCAATTAACTGCCTTTACCGACCCCAGCAACATAGTCACGCAATACACCTATGATGGTTTGGGCAACCGTACGGCGCTCCAAAGTCCAGACACGGGTACTAGCGGCGACACCTACGATGCGGCGGGCAATCGTCTAACGCACACTGATGCCAAGAACATCACGAGCACCTCAACCTACGATGCGTTGAATCGTGCAACTGCGACCACGTTTCCAGACGCATCATCGAATATCACCTATGACTACGATGAGTCCAACGCTGTTACCGGTTGCTCAAGCTCTGCACCCATTGGCCGGTTAACTCGCATCATCGAGAGCGCGGTGACCACCGTGTATTGCTATGACACACGCGGCAATGTCATCCAGAAGAAGCAGATCACCTCGCTCGCCACCGACGCTATCAGTTACACGTATACCGCTGCCAATCGACTGAGTACCCTCACAGAGCCGGATGGCACTGTCGTGACTGACACTTACAATGCGCTGGGTCAACTGACGCTGGTTCAGGTGGCGCCCCTGGGTGGAGCAACCCAGACCGTGGTTAGCGCAGTGACCTATCTACCGTTCGGACCTGTGACCGGCTACACCTTGGGTAACGGTCAAACGATAACCCGCACTTACGATGCGAACTACAACGTCAGTGACGTCACTAGTCCGTCGCTGAACTTGCATTTCGCGCGTGATGCGACGGGCAACATCAACGCCTTGGGCAACGCCGCCGGAGCTAATCCAGCGATTGAGAGTTACAGCTACGATCCTCTGTACCGGCTTACGTCTGTGACGGATGGAGCCACCGCAATCGAGAGCTACACGTACAATGGAACCGGGGACCGGCTAAGCAAAACGAGCGTGGGAGGGCTGGCCACAGGCACGTATGGTTATCAAACGGGCACCCACTGGTTGACCACGATTGGTAGCGCCGCGCGAAGCTACGATCCTAACGGCAATACGATCGGTAGCGCGTCTGGTGGCCAAACGTTTGGCTTTGGCTACGACAATCGGAATCGTCTGAGCCTGGTGCAGGCGAATCAGCAGACAGTGGCGACCTATGCCTATAACGCGCTCGGCGAGCGCGTCAGCAAGACGGTCGTAACACCTCAGGGTAGTGAACGCTTTGCCTACGACGAGGCGAGCCAGCTCCTTGGCGAATACGGCACTTCAAACCGAGACTACATCTGGTTCGGCTCCCTACCTGTGGCCGCCGTTGACGTTAGCGGAGGTGTGGCAAGCATCAACTTTGTCATGGCCGACGGCATGGGTACACCGCGAGTGATCACCAACGCAACCGGGACGCCTGTATGGCAATGGGCGTACCAGGCCAACCCACTCGGTGAGCAACAACCGACAGGAAGCCTTACCTATAACCTTCGGTTCCCGGGACAGTATTACGACGCTGAAAGCGGAGTGGTGTACAACGTCAACCGCGACTATGTGCCGTCCTTGGGACGATATCTGGAAAGCGACCCAATGGGCCTCCAGGCGAGCTTAAGCACCTACGGCTATGTGAACGCGAATCCTTTAAATAACGTCGACCCTCTTGGGCTTGCGGGTGGCGCGCCAAGTCCGGTCGGAACGCCAAGTCCGGGCACAGCTCCTTCAGTGCCAGCACGTATTCCCGTGCCTTCTACTAATCCAGGTACATTGCCAAACTATGGGCCGCCCGCAAACGACCCTGAGTTTGACCCCGGTGAGGAGATAGGATTGGGCACAGTTGTCCGGGCATGCGCGTCGAATCCAGTAGTGTGTGGCGTTGTATTGGCCTCTTGGCCACGAGCAGCAGGTGGCCCGGAGGACGAAAATCACGACAATGACAATATCGTGAAATTTCCTTTCATTAAACGACGAATTCCGCTCCAGTGCCCGGAAGACGAGGTTGATCACAAATCGAACTGCGACGAGCTTCTGAAATCTATGCAAAGCAGATGCAAGTCGATGCGTGGTAAAGCCATGCTCAAGTGCTACGGGTATGCTGAAGAGACCTATAAACAATGTTTGGAGCAACAATGAATCAGGCATCACAGCGCGTCATTGCGACGCGAAAACTGTCCTACCGGCTGAAAGGCGATTCGACGATAAATGAAGTTACCGTCTGTATTAGCGAGCCATTTTTGCTGACTGAAGGATCAGTCGATGTTCCTGTTGCCGAGGGTGCCGCAGGTTGCTTAATAAGCTTTGAGGGTCTTAGGGAGGAAGGGCGTACGGTAATAGGTGGCGACACGCTTCAAGCTCTCGAATTGGCGGTTAGTGCAGCTGAGGATTATTTGCGCAGACTCAGCAAGAAGTATGACTTTTATTTCGAGGGAGACCCCTATTTTGAAGACCAAGAGGTGGGAAACTGCTAGGGGCTTCCAACTCGTGAAAGACGATGCAAAAAAAGCCCCGGCATTGCCGGGGCAGATGCTAGGGATTGCTTTTCGACCGTCGTCGAATCGCTAGGTACGACATCCCTATTCGTTCATCATGCTATCGCTAGGAAGCCAGTCCCGATACTCGGGGACGCTGCGTTTAATCTGCTGCTCCAGCCAGATAACCTCTTCGCCCGTTCGGGTCCGGTCCCAGAATTCCACAAACTGTGTAATTCGTGCTGCCTGAGCCGTTTTGAGGGTCGGCTTCTCGCCGACGCCGGGGCACACGTCACCAGCATCCTCACCTACGCCGAAAACCAACCAGTCTAGTGATACGCCCTTAGCCTTCGCGACGCTCGCTAGCACGGCGTAGGGCGGTGCATTACGCGTGCGCCAATTCGATATCGCGCTGACTGATGCGCTGATGTGTTCGCCCAGCTGCGCGTCGGTTCGCACCGCGAACACTTTGCGCAGCCGATCGATCATCTCGCCCGCGTCCAGCTGCAGGGCCGATTCTTCACGCATTGTGGAATTCTCCCCTACAAGGCCTTGCGATTCCACATTATGTGGAATAACATTTCGACTCTGGTCCACATTTTGAGCGGCAAGCATGTCTCTGTCCATGGCTGAAGCATCCAGCGGTAAGCGGTCGTATGCCCCGCGTGGTGCGGATAAAACGAAGCGGCTGCGGACGGGTTTACAGCCCGACGAGCTGGCCGGCTTCTTGGAATTGAGGGCCGAAACCGGTTTGACCGAATCCGCGCTGCTGCGCGAGGTCTACCTGGTCGGCCTCCCCCACTACCGTCGCCAACGGGCCGAAGCCCGCGCGGCGTTTAAGAAAGCGTAGAGCCGGTGTACGAGGCCTAAACAAATGGCGAATCGCAACGCGATCGAGTGCCCTACCTGCCACGGCAAGGTAAAGACCATCACGTCTAGGAAGTTGAGCGACACAGTGCGGGAGATCTACTTCGACTGCGTCGACGTCGATTGCGCAACGCGATTTGTCGCCCATCTGGGCGTCGTGCGCGTACTGGTACCGAGCCTCAAGGTATGCCTGGAGAGCAACGGCCTGGTTCACCGCCGACCCAACGACATCATCGTTCAGGCGAATACACCTGCACCTGCCAGCAGCCAGCCGCTGCCAAAGCCATCCGATGACGCCGGCCAGCCGGTAACCACCTTCAACTGACCAGGGGGAATCTGTGTCTGTAGAGATCGAACAAGACCCGGCGAATCTTTGCGCCGACCGTCACCAGTGCGCCGTCGCATTCATCGACGCGCATTCGGCCCAGCACCTCCACGACGATCAATTGATCGATCGCTGCGCCAGGCACGTCATGGCGCATTTCCCGGTATCGCGCCGCCTCGCGATCGACATCGCGCTGCATGCGCTCCACGACGTGCAATCGCGCGAGCGGCCTGCCTACGTCGATATCAACCACAGCACGTCCTATGTCGTTCAGGTGATCGACCCGCGCAGCGGCAGGACCGTGGCATTCACCGCGAGCGAGCTGCTGACCCTGGCCGAGAACAAGGCCGATGCCGTGGCCAACCTAAAGCACGCCGTGCGTGCCTGTGGCCGGCGCGCTGATCTGACCTAACCGGCGCCCTGCGCCTCCCCTATTACCTCGACCGGCCGCCCCAGGCGGCCGGAACGGACACGGCTTGCCCCATGAAAGCAAAAACGTTCGAAGCACCGTTGACAGTGGCCCACATTCGGAGGGATGCTTCGACCGTCACCGCAAAATCGGTGACCGGGTTTAGCAGCTCGAACTTCAAAAGGCGCGTAAGCGCCCATCTGTCGATGCCGGCGCTTTTTCTTCGCCTGTTTCGCGCGGGCGAGTACGCACACCGCAAGCCAGCTTATGGCGGGCGGCGCAGGGGAGCCTTCGGGCTCGCCGGGTTTCCTTTTGACCGGTCTGCTAACCCTGCGTCGTCCGTCACCCTGTTTAGCAGCGGGATGACGGATTCCACATCAAAAAGGAATCTGACCATGCCCGCGTCCCAACGTGCTGCAAGCGCACGCCTGCGCCGTAGCCAGCTCCGCGACCGTCGTCGCCTTCTCTCCGCCGCTGTCGAGGAGCTCCAACGCTGCCAGGTCGCCATGTTCGGCGCTGCCGGCGCGATCGCTGCCGGAATCAATGCCGGCATGCTCGACAGCGACGGCGCATACGAACTGCTGCAGTCGATCTGCAACCGCCACGTCAGCGCGCTCCGTCCTCTGCTGGAAGCCTACGTGACGCGTCAGGAGGCCCACTGATGGCCAACCTACACCTCGCCATCCATGAGGGACTCGCGCTGCAACTGTCGCGAACCGGTGGCCTCGCAGGCACGGCACAACTCCACGCCTGCGGTAAGACCCTCGCGTTCGCTTCGTTCCAGCGTGCGGACGTCCGCATGGAAATGGGCGCAGCTCCGTGCCTTTGGATCGGCACGGTGGCCTTTGACATGCCACGCGAACAGCTGGCGAAAGCAGCAGCTTTCCTCGACCTTACGCCAGCGGACGTCCGCCCATGAGCGCGCTACAACGCTGCCAGAACTGCATCCACTACCACGCACTCCACCTGTTCAGCGACCCATCTACCAAACCCCTTCATCTTTGCAAGCTGCCACCCGACTGCCGCCCACTAAGCGTTATCGACCAGGATGACGATGACGCGCGCTACGACGATGAGCGCACCGAATACCTGGGCACCTTCTGTGGCGTCATGCGCAAGCCAGGTGCGATATGCGGCCCGTCGGCATCTATGTGGGAAAAGCGCCCTAAATATCTGAATGTCGTCCCCGCGCTCGAAACCCTGGCTCGTGAGGCATTCGAGAAGCGCTTCCTGCATGCATCGCTGGAACGCGCCATTGTCCTGCGCAACGGCGACAAGTCAGCCTGCCTCTATGGCGTGTTCACGCGCCAAGTGGCTGAGCGATACGGCCAGTCGGTAACGACGACGCGACGCCATCTGGTGCAAGCGACCGCGTATGGCCGGGTTCTGGCTGACGGTCGCGGCGGCATGGGCGGCATTCGCTGGTGGCCGGCAGGCCTCGCTGCGAAGTTGCAGGGGGAACAGGCTTGAACCCGCAACTGCTCGACGAAGTCACTCGGCGCCTGGTCAAGCACTATGGCTTCAAAGAAAAGAAGGATTGGCTGCGCGGGGGTAAGTGCCCCGATTGCAGCAAGAATGAGTTGTATGCCAGTGCGAAGGCGCCCTGGGTATTGCGTTGCGGCCGCACGAACAATTGTGGTCACGAGTCCCGCATCAAGGATATCTACGACGACCTCTTCGATAACTGGTCAGATCGATTCAAGCGCACTGAGAGCGATCCCAACGCAGCGGCTGATGCGTATTTGTCTAGCTCGCGCGGCCTCAACGTGTCCACGCTTCGCGGTGCCTACAGCGAGGAGTTGTTTCGCGACAGCGATTCCCAGCACACCAGTGCGACTGTGCGTTTTCCGCTCCCAGGAGGCTCCTACTGGGAACGATTGATCGACAGACCGCAGCGCTTCGGCAAGATGAAAGCTCGGTTTGCGGCTGGCAAGTCCTACCAGGGTCATGCATGGGTGCATCCAACCCTTCACGACGATGCGGTCACCAAAAGGGACAAGCTGTGGATCGTCGAGGGCATCTTCGACTCATGCGCGCTGATCGATAACAGCATCAGCGCCGTGTCGGCGATGTCCTGCAATAACTACCCGTCGCTCTACCTCAAGCGACTCGCCGATCTTTGCCAGGGCAAGAAGCGCCCCACGCTGGTGTGGGCGCTCGATGGTGACAAGGCCGGGCGTGAATACACGATTCGTTGGGTCAAGCGTGCCAGGGAGGATGGGTGGAAGTGTGAAGCGGCGACTATCCCGCAGAGTAGCCGTGACAAGGTCGACTGGAACGACCAACACCTTGCAGGCCGACTCGCCCAGAAGGACGTCGAGGAATACCTGTATCAGGGTTCGCTGCTGATCGCGGCGACTCACATGGAAAAGGCGCGCTTGATGTATGCACGCACCGGCATGTCGAGCTTCTTCTACGAACACGACAATCGACTCTACTGGTTCGACCTCGATCTCAAAGCCTACGACAAGGCCATGCAGCAATTGCAGGACAAGGGCGAGGACGAAGAACTGGACGACCCGCAACTACGTGAAAAGGCTTTGGCCGAATCCTGCGACAACGTCGAACTCGCCAATTGCTACCCGCATCCGCTGTATTTCCAGGCCAATCCGGTCACCGACGAGAGTTGGTACTACTACCGCGTGTCGTTTCCCCACGCCGGCGCGACGATCAAAAGCACCTTCGCCGGCGGCAGCCTTTCCAGCGCGAGCGAGTTCAAAAAGCGGCTTCTTAGCATCGCACCCGGCGCGGTGTGGACTGGCACGAGCCAACAACTGGATCGAATCATCAAGGTTCAACTATTCGGCATCAAAACCGTGCAGACCATCGATTACATCGGGTACGCCAAAGACCATAAAACCTACGTCTTCGGCGACCTGGCTGTGAAGGAAGGCTCGGTGCATGAGCTGAATGACGAAGACTATTTCGACATCGGCCGGCTCAACCTCAAAACCCTCACGCACTCGCCGCAACTGACCATCAGCCGCGATCGCAACGCGTATAGCGACCAATGGCTTGACCTGGTGTGGGCATGCTTCGGTGCCAAAGGACTTGTTGCGCTGACATTTTGGTTCGGTTCCATTTTTGCCGAGCAAATCCGCGAGAAACAGAAGTCGTACCCGTTCTTCGAGCTGGTCGGCGAGGCAGGCTCCGGCAAGTCCACGCTAGTGGAATTTCTGTGGAAGCTTGTCGGCCGACGCGACTACGAAGGTTTCGACCCCTCGAAGTCCACGCCCGCCGCGCGATCCCGCAATTTTGCCCAGGTGTCCAACCTCCCTGTTGTGCTGATCGAGAGCGACCGCGAAGGCGACGACGCCAAGAAAAAGTTTGATTGGGACGAGCTGAAAACCGCGTACAACGGCCGCGCCGTACGTTCCACCGGCGTGAAGAACAGCGGCAACGAAACGCGTGAACCACCTTTTCGCGCCACCGTCGTCATCAGCCAGAACGCCAGAGTCGAGGCGTCCGAGGCGATCATGCAGCGTATCTGCCACATCACCGTCGACCGCTCCGCGCATACGCCCGAAACACGCGCCAAGGCGCTCAAGCTGGAACAGATGCCGGTGGACGTTGTTAGCTATTTCCTGATCCTCGCCACGCGATCTGAGGCCAAGACGATGGAGACGATTAACTCCAGCGTTGGTGCGTACGAAATGGAGCTATTGGCCAACCCGCACGTCAAGACGACGCGTATAGCCAAGAACCATGGCCAGCTGCTTGCGGTGTTCAAGGCCTTGACCGACATCCTGCCCTTCACTTCCGAGCAAAAGAAGGCCGTACACGACGAAGTGCACGCCATGGCGGTGGAGCGTCAGCAGACGATCAGCAGCGATCACAAGGTGGTGCAGGAATTCTGGGAGCGGTTCGAATACATCGACAGTTGGGATGCGGCGGCACCGCGGCTCAACCACAGCCGCAACCCAGCTGAAATCGCGGTCAACCTCAACCACTTCCAGCAGCTGGCCGCCGAAATGCGCCTACAGGTGCCGGTGCTGGCCGACCTCAAGAAATACCTGCGCGGATCACGCACGCGCAAGTTCGTCGACGTGAAAACCGTCAATAGCGCCTTGTACCTGGTCAACGAAACCGACGAAAGCAAAGGCCGCAGCGTGAAGTGCTGGGTTTTCCAGCGCGGCCCCAACGAACAGCCGAAAAAAGCGGCTCACCGAGGGTGGAGCTTGGGGGAGTGATTGCAGCACTCCCCACGCCCTACCTGACATCCACGAAAGGAGCACATATGCACGTTTTGAACGCTTCGGTCGGACTCAAGCTCCGCGCCCAGTCTACCAACCATCGCACCTGGTTGCGGCGTGCCCGCGCGGCATTTCGTATCCAGGCTCGACCCTATGGCGAGTACGACCTGATGGCGGCCTATTTTGCCGGCATCGTCATGGCGACGTGCGGATTTCTACCGTTCGTCCTCCCTATCCTTCAACACGCGTTTCGGTGAGGCGACCATGCAGACGCAACCCGCAACCAAGGCGGCGGTCACTACTGGACGTCAGCGCCGCAGTAAAGCAGCTCTCGCTGGAACGGTCGAACTCGCTGTCCTTCGCATGGCAAACCGCCTCGGGCTTGATGCCAAAACCAATCCCGAGGCCGCGAAGCAGCACTCGGCCTATGTGAACGGCGCCATTGCCTTAGCTATCACGATGGGCATCTTGACCGAGGAACGCGCACTGGCGCTCCGAGCTGCTTGTGGCGAATTGATCGGCGGTGTCGGCCTACCTGCCACATCGCCGTCGCTGATCGGCGCATTACGCGGCGACTCCGCCTACGCGCGCATTGTGGTGGCAGTTCGCCGCCACGGTGGCGCGACGGCGACCACGCCCGTCGAGCTGGCCGAGCTAGGCACATCCCAAGCGAGGGAGATGCTCGACCGCATGCAGCGCCATGGCGTCATCAAGGCGCCCGACATGTTCGGTCACTACGCCATCGCGACCGTGGAGCACTGAGCCATGCATCAACACCATAAACCCACTCCGGTGGGAACGTTCTGGCCATGTAGCGCCTGCAACCACGAGCCTCGCCACTACGTCACCCACGGCCGCTCGCGCCGTGAAACCATGAGGTTTGACGTCCCGGCAACGCGTCATAGCTTGGAATGTCGCTGCGGTCGCTGTACGGGCCTGTACGCGGATCTACAAGGGGCTATCAACGACTGGGGTCAGCGCTTTGGTCAGATGCGACTCGCTCTGCCACCGCCATCCAGTGAGCCATCCGTCCTACCCCTTCCACGCCGCGTTCGTCGGCGCCAAGGGGCTGCTCATGCCTAAGGAACCTAGACCACATGACGCGGGCTGACCAGGAACAGCAACGGCGTGTCTTTGAGGCGAGGGCACGCATTAGAGAGGGCTATACGACCCGAGCGAAAGTCGATGAGTTATGCAAGCTCGTAGCAGGAAAGCGCGGCCAGGTGGCCGCCGATCAGCTGCGTGAAGACATGAGGCAACAATGGAAGGTTCGCGGCACCTGGTTGGACGTGCCGCACCAGGGGGATTCATGAACACCTTTTTCGCTCTTATGGCCGAGTACGGTACTGGTCATATCCCGCTTGAACGCTGCGCGCACCTATTTGGACTCGCTCCGGAGGAGGCGGCCAAACGGGCAGGAAAACAGTCGTTACCCGTACCCACATTTCGGGCCGGCTCCCAGAAGTCACCCTGGCTGGTGGACGCAGGAAAGCTGGCCAGTTATTTGGATGATCTAAAGACCCAGGCGGCTCGCGACTGGCACCGCCTCAATAGACCCAGTGCTACCACGGTGCTACCGACAAAAAATTGATCTTCAAAAAACCGCATAGTGGCGCGGCCTACGGGACTTCGTAGGCCCAGTCCATCATGGGGACAACGGAAACAAACGGGTCAGAACAATTTTTCGGAACGTAGATACGATGCTCATCCAGAAAACTGCCCCACCCCACTTTCCGCGGAGTACCCGTGCGAAAAGCGGCAGTCTTCAATCCAAGAATTTCCAGGTGTCCGCCCCATCGAAGCGTCTGATGACAACCGACTCCAGAAGCGCGGGTTCAAAATTTCGTAGGTTAACGCCGTGGCGAGCGCCGGGTGTTGATTCAATCGGCTCCCAATGGGTGACGATACCGCAGATCTTGCACCGCACATTCCGCAAAGATCGATCGCCCCAAATATAGCTTTCCGTGTTCTCGGGGTGGCCTTCGATTGAGACTGAGCCGAGTCCATAGTAAGCCCATATCCCTCCCGTGCGGCGACATAACGAACAGTTGCAACTCGTCGCTATTTCGGGTGCTGCTGGAAGCGCAAGGCGCACTGAGCCACAGTGGCAGGAACCGTGCAACGATGGCGAAGCCTGTTCGTGGCTCAAAGAATTCATCGTTAGTTGTCGTGCCGCCTGACCAGTGACAAGCCTATCTGGTTATACATTCCCGATCTCGCAGAGAGAGCTCTATACAACTCATTAGCTCTTGCGGCAGCTTATCCTTGCTGTGCCCGGCCAACAACCGGGCATGTGGCCGGGCGGAGAGGCGTGATCCTGGTGTGTTCGCTTCGGTTCGAAAGCGAACGCCACTAAATAAGGAGACGGCGGTAGTTAAATGAAGTCGAGAGCGTGATCAAGTTGACGTACGCTCCCGCTTAATGGCGCGATGCGCGCGACCCCGCCGTGTCAGGTGCGATGGGTAGCAAATTAATGGCCTGCCGCAAGGGCGATGCACGCACTCAGTAGTCGCGAATATCCAGCGCAACGAAGCAACGCGCGCTGTATCCCTTCTCCGTCGACGGCCAAGCCAGCTGACTCAGCAGGCGATCCCCACCCGGCCATGGCTGGTTATCCAGCAACGCCTCGGTAACCACCGAACCGTCATCGGCGCGACGATGGAACAGGCGGATCCAATGCAACTCGCCGCTCAATGATTCATTGCGCAGAGCATCCTGCAAACCCGACAACAAGCCTTCGGGTGCCGCCACATCGTCACGACTGAACGTCAGCGGGCCGACGAACACATCCCAGCTCCGCAGCCCCAGATCCCAACTTTGCAATTGAATACGCCGATCGTCGGTGACGTACCAGCAAGCAGCCAACAGCACGTACAAGGCGTTGCGTTCGAATGCCTTCAGCGCATCGCGTACACCGGCGTCACCGCCTCCATGGCCGGCAAAGCTTTCCTCGATGTGACGCTCTTCGCTGAGCACTACATCCACGTCCAACCGGCCCGGAGCACCTTCCGCGCCCTCATGCCAGCTGGCGCGCACGGCGGGAAAATCGCCGTCGGTAACCAGCCAATCTTCATCCTGCTCCAGCTCCACGTCATGGCGCTCGAACAAACGAACCAGATCAGCTTGCAAGGTATTGCCGTTCAT